TTTCTACCTTGACTATCTTTACCAAGTCCACCCTTTCTCGTTGCTGATACTGTACCAGTTTTTTTGGTTTGTGTCAAGACTGCATCCTGACCATACTTCTTACCTAACGACTTAACTGCTTTCTTAAACTTCCTCTTACCCTTCTTACCAGAAGTAACTACATGACTTCTCTCTTTAACCTTAGAAGTCTTACCAGTGTCATCATCCTTTTCATCCCATCTTCCTTTAACTTTAGTAGCACCTGGAAGACCCTTACCTTTTATATCCTTATCTAATTGCTTTGCTCTTGCCTTGTTTTCCTTCTTCGATTTGTCACCACGACTTCCAGAGATGACTGCCATCCCACCTTTATCAGATTTACTTTTTATTCTACTTAAACTACTCTCATCTAATTGAGAGCAGAAATCATTGAATGTCTTCATGCCACCAAAGAAACAAATTCTCCTAACACCTTTTTATTTAGTTTCTTTGTCTTTAGTGACTTAACAAATGCATTCTTAATCTGCCCTTTGGTTGCTCCATCCTTAACTTCAAACTCAGTATCATCTGCCAAAGCATTAGCAGACATTCCAAAGTAAGTATCATAACCTCCACTAGTAATAGAGAAAGTCTTGAGCTTCCTCCAATCCTTCTGACATCTTTCATAATCTTTTGGATCATCACAATATCTTCTTAAGAAGTAACTTGCTTCTCTTGGAGGAAGAACTCTAATACCTATGAAGTTGGATTCAGGAAACTTATCCTTCAAATTTCTAAGAAGAACTTCAGTGAATTGATGCCAACTATATCCAAACCTATAGACCTTACCTAACTTCCTATCCCTTAGAGAACAAGTCTCAGGATTAACAGCTCTCATTCCCATCTTCCACTCATCACTACCAAAATAATCTTTTACTTGAACATGATAAGGAACTGTATTTGCCTCACCATCAGTCAATACAACACATTGAACTTTCTCTACATCATTCTCTTTCTGGAATCTAGGAAGTATCTTATGAAGACACATTAATGCTTCATTTAAAGGTGTCCCAGATAAGCACAATCTAACAGGATAAGTATAAGGTGTATAGTAAGTGCGACTAAAGCATGTAGCAATTCTCCATATATTCTTTAACTGATGATCAAACTCATTAGATCTTACTTTACTTGTAAAAAGATTCATTAAAGAGAATGCTTCTTCTACTCTCAAATTATACTCTTCTTCCTCATAATAAGGTTTCATATCCGTTACTGGATTCCATTGACCAGTAGCATCTTGCTCTCTTCTTCTCCATTCATTAGTGAAAGCATAAACCTCAAAAGGAATATTAACTTTCCGACAGAACCATATTAGATTGAATAGTTGCTTGATAGTATCCTGCATTACATGACTCATAGAACCTGACCAATCTAGAACAAATAATAGACCATGATTCTTACCATCAGGTAATACAGTTATCTTCTTAAAGATGTCATCATTAAACTTATAAGTATGAAGTTTAGATGTATCCAATACTCCAGTTCTAGCAGTAGAAGCTCTAGCATAAGCACTAGCAGACTTCTTCATCTCAAACTCTTTTACAAGATAGTTAACTTCTTTCTGGGCATCTCTTTTGAACTGGTCATACTCAGCATCTGCTTCCTCAAATAAATTTGATTTCCTATCTGTATGCTCATTAATAAAATCTTGCTGCTGCTTCCATGACTTATCAATCTCATTATGAACTGCCTCATTAGTAGCAATGATAGAATCTACATCCAAGTCAGGAACTTCAAGATAAACATTCTCTTTACCATTCTCTTTTATCAAATCTTGTAGGTGACTCTCTAATGAATCAGCAGTTTGAACTTCTGGTTTTTTCTCTACTTCTGCTTTTGGTGGAGCAGGTTGTGCATCTTCTTTAGACTCATCTTCCACCTCTTGACTATCAATATTTTCCTCTTGAGCACCTTCTTCATTTTTAGGTAATTCTAATTCACCTTCAGTATCTTCTACCTTCTTCTCCTGAACCTGCTCATTTACTTCTTGCCTACAATAATCATATAGAATCTTTGCTGCTTCCTTTGCTTCCTTAAAGGTTTCACACTTATCAATTATCTCGACAATCTTAGCTTCAGCATCTGTAAAAGAAATATCAACGAACGTACCCACCTTATAATGTAGATTAACCCTATCAGCAAGGTTAAGAGTATCAACATCTTGATCATTTATTTCAAAGAAATCTTTATCATGTAATTCATTATATCCTCTATAAAAAGTCTTAGCAATACCAAGATACTTTCTCTTCATCAACTTCTCTATTCTTACATCCTCTACTACATTAAGGAATTGAGCAGGAACTTCTACACCCATCTCCTCATCAGGTGTGAAGAGTGCATGTCCTACCTCATGTCCCACTAACATGTCATATACATGGTCTGTTGCTTTCTCCCAGAGTGGTAACAGTAACTCACGTGTATGGACATTGAATTGTGCTGTAGGCACATCTTTATGCTCTACCACCAAGTCCTCAGTAGCAAGAAGTTTTGCTAATTGGGATTTAATTTCTTGCTTAACTGCCATGTAACTTTTCTTTTGATATACCTATCATACTAAAAAACCCACCTTTTGGGCGGGTAAGTAGACGGTTTATCAACTGTCTACGCCTTTTCTTTGCTTGGCGTAATGCTTGTGGCTTAAGTTTCCTCGAAGGGTATTTCCCCGAGTTGTGCTGCCAATTGGGTACTGTCATTGCCCTTGAACGTATCCTTAATATTTATTGTAGGATACCATCCCAATTGACGCAAGACCCTTGTGTCAGCGCATAAACTGTCTGGCTCTCCTGGAGTGTCCTCCTTGATAGGTAAATCCCTCCCCATAGACTTTGCTATATCCATCACAGGTATTGCTTCTCCATATCCAATATCAAGGTGTCCTCTGAAATTAGAATCCATCAATAAACATATAGCTCTTACTACATCAGTAACATGGATATAGTCTCTATAGTGTCTGGTGATGTACTTAGCAGTATTCTCCTGAAGCATCCTGTATAACATATCAGGTCTACTGTTCTCCTCTGCCCATACGTTAAAGAATCTCATACCCACACTATTAGGTGGTGCTTGAATCTCATTCACCTTCTTAGTAATAGCATAAGGATTCTGCCACCAACCATGAGCACCAGCAGAACTAGCATACAATAGTCTTATATCATTCTCCCCACAGTAATCGAATATAGGTTTAGACTTCTCTACATTGTTTTCCCAGAACCTATCAGGATCTTCAAAACTTTCTCTAAGAGCAGCAAAGGCAGCAAGATGAATGACGCAATCATACTTCTCTTTAGGAGGTTTAAAGAATCCTATATCATCAGGAAAATCCATACCATAAAGATCTACCCTGTCATTTTGCCATTCACCATATCCATTAGATTCTTGTATCAAACTCCATAAGTGACTTCCTATAAAACCCTTATGGCCTGTAATTAATACTTTCTTACCTTCGTAAAATTCTAGTTTCATGACCACATACTTTTTTGAATTCTATCTCCAATTTCTGGATGTAATAGTATGGCATTTTTCAATTTATCAAACTCATACTGCAATGTATTTACCCTATTTTTCAAATCTCTTAATTCTTGCAATTGTCCTTCATTCATGATGCCACCCTACTAAATCCTTTCATCTTTTCGAATCTTAGCACATTACCAAACCTATCGTCCATACCTGCCTTATGAGATATGACAAATACGTTAGCATCCTTTACCACAAAACGGATAATCTTAAGGAACTCTTCAGTTCCATACCCATCAAGGGAACTATCAAACACCTCATCCATGACTAGTAAGTTTGTATTAACTGAGTTCTTATACCTTGCTACCTCCCTCCATGTGAAGAGTAAAGCAAGGTCAATCCTCATCTTCTCCCCCTCACTAAAGGAAGCATAAGAGAAGTTATCGTGGATAGGAGATTCAACAGTCTCATTAAACTCCTCATCCAATGTGAAGTTGATATAGAAATCCATCATTTGCAGATACCTATTGACCTGCTGATTAATTAATGGAAGATACTTCTTTATTATTTTAGACTTGACTCCACCATCCTTTAATAAACTATATGAAAAATCATGATAGAGTATAGTGTCTTTTTGAGTAGATAATTTATTATAGGTATCCTCTAAACTTTCTTTAAAGGTTTCTAACTTCTCATGCTCAGTATTTCTATTTGCAAGTTGTTCGGTAAGTTTCTGAATTTCCGATTCCAAATCCCTGATCTGTCGTTGACACCCAGAGATGCGAGTATTGTTTTTAGAAATGCCATGCGTTAGTGAAGTAATCTCCTTTGATAGTTGTGTAAAGTGATGCTCTCTCTCCTCCTCCTCTTTAATTGCCTCCTCCAGTTCTTTATAACCAGATTGCAACTCCTTTATCTTATCTTGAGCATCACTAATGTTATTTAACCTAAACTCTTCTTCTATATCCTGCTTACAGGTAGGGCAAACAGTATTATCTTCAAAAAACTTAGTCTTCTTTGTAATGGTTGCTACCTTATTAGAAAGAGTACCCTTTATAGTCCCCATCTTACGTAACTTTATTGTAGCACCTGATACTTTCTCATGATCCTTAGTCAAATCATGAACATTATTTTCAAGTGCTTCATTCTCAGCAAGATAATTATCAGATTCAGAAAAAAGATTAGTGATTTTTGTCTTATTCTCTTCTATTCTACCCTTACCTTGCTGTTCCAACTCCTCCATAAAGTTAGTCTGCATATTAACTTTATCATTAAGAGACTCCTTCTTCAAATCTAAAGTTCTTATATCCTCCTTAACTCCTCTAATCTTATCTTTAATTAAATTGTTCATGGAAGAGAAAATCTTAATATCTAAAAGATCTTCTATAACTTCTCTTCTATGAGTGGCAGTCAGTTGCATGAAAGGAACAAAATTACTACTACCCAAAATAACAATCTGAGTAAAAGACTTGTAGTTCATCTTAATAACATTTTGCTCTAACCATTTCTGTTGATCATTAGCTGCAGAAAATTGATCCATACATACACCATTTCTATGAATCTCAAATAGATTTGGTTTAATACATCTTACTACCTTCCATTGAGTTTCTGCAATAGAAAACTCTACCTCAACTCTACAATCCTTTTCATTAACTGTATTAATAAGTTGAGACTTACTAATCTTTCTAAATGGTTTATTGAATAAACTAAAGGTTAAAGCATCCAATATAGTACTCTTTCCAGCACCATTTGTCCCAACAATCAAAGTTGTTGAGTCTTTATCTAAATTAATTTCGGTATATTGATTTCCTGTAGAAAGGAAATTCTTCCACCTAATAGTCTGAAATACGATCATTTTCTAAAGGTGGAATAACAATGTCATTTCTTGTAATTACAGAGTATCTGTAATCGTGCATCTCGCATGTTTTAATCACAACTTTACCATCAACTTCAACTACGTGCATTTCTGGATAGTCTTGATCTTCTAATAGAAGAGCATACCTAATGGCATCATCCTCATCTTCAAAAAGATAAAGGACCTGTTCTCCATCATCCGATTTGACTGAATATGCACCTTCAGTCTCTTTACCTTCTATTGTTAGAATAAACATTAGACTAACTCACAGGCTTCCTGATAAACTTCTTGCAAGAATTTTTGAACTCTTGATTTATCGATGTCTATCTCAGCTTCCTCAATATACCTATTAAGGATAGAGAGGGTGTCTTCAGATTCAAACGCTTCAAACTCTGCTGCATCATGTAGAGCAAAGTTTTCTACTATTTTAAGTTCTGCTACATTAGCATTATACACCTTATCAATGAATTTTTCAAATTGTACCTGATCACTCTTCTGTCTAACAACTATCTTTACTATTTTATTCTCAAGTTCTCTTGCATCAAATAACTGATGATCCTGATCATTATAGTAAATTATTTTATGAAGTCTGTATGGATTATTAACTGGAGTATGTTCTAATGTCTCTGTATCAAATAAATGAAATCCTCTATTCTCATCATTCACATCATTCCAAAACATCTCATAAGGATTTCCAAGGTAATAAATGTTATCTTGATTTGATCTACAATGATAATGTCCAGAGAATGTCTTTTTAAATTTCTTAAATACATCCCACTCCATTCCATGCTCCATCATATGACCTGGTGTAGCTCTAAATCCATTCAATTCAAGATGTCCCATACAGATAGGAGATCTTGACTTTTTAATCAGTGCTTCACTCATCTCCCTATTATCACTATTAATCCAAGGTACAAGAGTAATATTACAATTACCTACCATTATAGAAGTTACTTCTGAATATATTTTAATATTTTCATACTCACGTAGTAATAGATCTACTGCATTTACATCATTAGTATTCTTATAATATGCTGTATGATTACCTACTATAGTATGGACAGTAATGCCCATCTCTTTCAACTTATCAAAATAATTATTCTTTGCCCATGTCAATGCACCAAAATCTATTGCCTTCCTACTATCGAAGGTGTCACCCATATCAATGACAGTATCTATACCTTCTGAATATAATACAGGGAAGAAAACATCCTCATAA